GCCAGTTTTAAACATGCCAAAAGTTTTCAACGCCAAATTTCGCTACACGGTTGGATTGGTAAGTGCCCTTTCATTAATATATGTGTTGGAGTATCTACGTCCAGTAGAATATCTCCTGTCAGCAGCAACGTGGTGTGCCACAAACATAGGGGATGCTCTAATTTATGTCCAGGATAGGATTGTCCTTGCTTGGAATTCTTTGGAGCTAACCAGTTTGTTGTGGGTAGCACTCGGGTTTGTTGCTACCTTGGCCCTGGCGTGGGTTGTGTATAAGTGTGGGAGGAAGATCCTTAGTATTTTCAGACGACCAAAAGAAAGTAAGAAGGTCTTCCCCTACATGCGCATCCTTCAAAACCATAGGCGCAAGGAAGATTTGCAGATCCGCATGCTGAGACGCGGAGCGACGGAAGGGATTAAGGCGTTGGCGGCCAGTGATGATCTGACCACCACCCCCGAAGTTTTCATGATAGACTGCTCGGACTGTCAAGCAGCCGCTGCATTGGTAGCACCCCAGCACTTGTGTGCTCGGGCAGCTATTCACACAGCCGTGGGCTTGACACTAGGCCAAAAGAGGAATGTACCTCATAGGCATAGATGTCCCCTCGACCTGAAGCAATTGGGTCCCCCGAACTGGTATTATCCAGCCCTACTACTGAGACTAGCTCTAGAGTATGGGCCAGGGGAACATCTTGAGGCTCTTGAAGGGAAAAGCGGCAAGCGTAAACTACTTGCTCGCAATTTCTTCACAGGAACGGCGGAAATGTTGGATGACTTCGAGGCAGACGATCCCCGCGATGCGAGGAAAAATATGGACGATTACGAAAGAGAGTTGAACGAAGAGTACACAGAGTTGTTGGCAGGGGGTGATACCCCAAGAGACAACTGGGAGTTAGACATGGCAAGGAGAAATTTGGAAGAATGGGAAAACTTGAGGTATGGGTTTGTCTCACGTATGTCAGCACAAGGTGGGAGCCGATGGGCTTCCAACCTTGAAGGGAACATCAAACATTCAGGTCAAGCACCAGACCCTGTAACTCTGGAAGCCCGACAACCGTCTAAAGCGGTAGAAACAGTCGGGACGTATTTAGAGGAAAATATAGGGGCCTTGGTGTTAGGGGCGATGAAACAAATTGTAACTGTAAGTGTTGAGGCAATGGATCAATCCGTTCAGACGGGTGAGCTACCCCTTCCCAAGAAGGTTACGATGACTGACGTCTCCCTGCAAGTGGGCCTGACCCTGGAACAGTACCTTGCCAATGCTCAAGCACCGGCACCCAAGTTGGAGGCCATGAATTACCCCCAGAAGACTATGTACGGCGACGACGACACCTTCACAGTAATGTGGAGGTCTGACGCATTGAAGAAGGGTGATAGCAAGGTTATAGAGAACCTGGCGGCTAGGAAGGGCCATGATGAGGAAGTCATCAAAAGAATTCCAAAGAAGAAGAGTGAGAAGGTGCAGCTGGAATCTAGGATTATCGGCTCAGTACCACGGCCAGTGGCCAGTAACTCCGGTTACCTCGACTTTGAACAGATTTCAGGCAGTGAGAGCTGGGCCATGCAATGCATGATCAGCACCACGGGTAGCCATATTCTGCTTGTGTGCCCACGGCACGCAGCCAGGGATGGTGTGTTTGTGGATCGCGTGGCGGAGATAGGACAGAAATTCTATCTCTCCCGTATCACACGTGCTACGATAACTGGGAGAGTAACAAAGAGGTATACCCCTAAGGATAAAGATGAAGTATGGTACTTCACCGATGTGACGACAGATGCTAGCATCGTGTCAGCAAAATTCTTTAAGGGGAAACCGAAAGTAGGCAACTCGGTCTCAGCTTACTATTTTGACTCTGAAAAGAACGAGTGGCAAGAAACACATGGGACGATCAAGGGTTCGAGAGAGGACCAGATATTGTACGATATGTCTACCATCGAGGGATGCTGTAGAATGGTGGTTTATGAGCAAGGCGGGACGATTTTGGGGGGTCACCTTTATGGTGGCTCTTATTTGAATGGTGGGGCTATTGGAAATGCTTGCGTTACCTATAGTCCCCCTAACTTTGCCGTGAAGGACTTCGTTTGTCCATTTGACCCGGTGGTACCAAAGATCTCTCTCCAAGGGAGGGTCGCCGAGCAAGGCGATCTCCCCAAGTTGGAGTTCTCCCAACTACGTAGGATGGTTGAGGAGTACAAGATCTACCCACTGCGGGTGGATAGGGATATCAGTGGTTTTACCCCTGATTACTATATGATGAAGCCCAGCACACAGATGAACCACGCAGAGGTGCAACGGTTTGGAGACAAACTAGATTACACAACAGATCCGGAAGTATTCAAGATGGCTTTGGAAGCTGCCTTGTTGAAAGACTCCGATTGCGCAGTGCCCTACCGCCATCCTGAAAGAGCCGCAGTATATGATATCGTCACCGAGTTGGATAAGGAATGTAAAAGTTCCGGTTATTCCGGGGAGTTTAAGACTCACTCGGAGTACATTTTAAAACTTGGTGAGGGAAATAAGATACGCGGAAAAGAGGTGATGGTTGATAGGGTGATGGCACTCTACCAATATGCCATTGGTGAGTTTACAGGCCAGGAGGCTGAAGACTTTGCCCGTGAGCACATGGTATGGAGTGTAATGGGCAAGAAGGATGGGTACAAGAAGAAGAAACTGGATGTAGGACGGACAGTACAAGGACCATGTTTGGAGATGAAGGTTTTGTGGAAAGTATGCTTTGGAGCGTCAGACACAGCGTGGATGAAACGTCATCCGACATGTTACTCCGCTGAGCAGACCACATGGGTGCACGCAGGTCATAATTTTGACATGCCAGTCATGGGGGCTCGGAAGGAGTTGATTATGGAAGCAGTGGGGGCTATGGCCCTCGACGAAACGGCATTTGACCGGCATATGACCCCAGATTACATTACTTCATTCTTCAGGATGCATATGGAGTATACCAATCCAGGTGTACCGAAAGGCCTGTTAAGATACCTAGAGAAGTTTGTTCTCAGTGGTCCGCTGTTAATGACAGACGGCACAATGTATTTCAAGAACAGGGGTAATCCCTCTGGTTTTATGAATACGTTAAGGTTGAATTGTTGGGCCAATTTGGTGGCATGGAATTACATCATAGCCAGGCGCATTAGCGACCTGGGTGTCGACCTAGGCGGTGAGAGCTTGTTTACGTGGGTGAAGGACCACACATATGTAGAGATTTGCGGTGACGATGTCCGAATTTGGGCTATGACCGCGGAGGCTATAGAGGTGTTGGACTTGCCCACCGGGGATAAGGTCCTCGAGATTTGGGATAAGGAGTTGCCTTGGGCAACGAAGTTGGAGGGTATAGCCCTTTTCGACATGAGCTTATCCTTTGAGGAGAGGATCTTAAGTGCCCCCGGCATGGTCTCCAGGAGGTTGGTGGTGATTGATGGTATTCTATGGGAACCATTGGTGAATTTCTCCAGGTGCTTCAGGAAGCTCGTTCACGAAGAACAAAGAACGGTTGAGGAGGAGTACCAACTAGTTGAGTCAGCGTATTCGACCTGCTGTTTGCAGATCTACTGGCACATGGTTGGTAAGATTTACAGCCCCGTGCTGGAAAACCTTTTGCGAGAGTTTGGTGGAGTCAAGTGGCAATGCTTTG